TTAAAAAATAGTATCTAATTTATTGACCAGTTTATCCTCCATATCTTCAGTAGTATGAGAATAGATTTCCAAAGTCATTTTTGCATTTGAGTGCCCAACTCGATCCATTATTGATTTTATTGGGAGGCCAGACTCTGCTAAAAACGAAATATGAGAATGCCTAAAAATATGGCTAGATAAGTTTTTTTTTATTTTGGCCTGTTTTCCATATTTTTTTAATATCTGTATGAAGCAAGCTATTGTTGTAGGTTGATTCCATTTTTCAAAACAGAAAATATAATCATCGCTTGACAATGGCTGGAAACGTTCGCTAAGTCGTACTATTTGTCTTTGAATAGCTTCTATGACACTCTCTGATACTTTGATTGTCCGTATTGAATTTGTAGTCTTTGGTAGCGTCTTGATTTTGTTTACTGAATCAAAATTACCTGTGATCTCAATTTTGTTGTTTTTGAAGTCTATATTCTTCAGTTGTAAGGCAGTTAACTCACCATATCTCATACCAGTTAATGTCAGCACAAGAATCATATCAGCGTACTTTTGGTGATATTCTCGACGATTAAGGACATCGACAAGTGCTTTTATTTCTTGCATGGTGAGAAAGTTGTTACGCTTTTTTTCCAGTTCTTCTAAAGTCTTTGGTTTTTGAGGAATCGTAGTATAATCGACCTCGTTGTTTTCAATGTAAGAGTATTGAACAGCGTAATTAAAGATACCTCTGAGCCTATGCCGTACTTTTTTAGCTGTAATATATCCGTTGCTTTCAATAATTTTTTCAATAGCCTCTTGAAGAAAACGCCTGTCAAGATTAGCAAGTATGGTATCGGATGGTATGACTTCCTTCATCTTCTTATCAACTGATTTACAATTATGTTTTGTTGATTCCTTTACTGTTTGCGCCCATGATTTATAAAAAAGGTTATAGATTTCTTCAAATGTAATGCTTTCTACTTGTTTTGTACTAAGTTTTTTATTTATCTTCTCTTGCAACAAGATAGCAGCTTGATTTCTTGCCTGGGGAGTTTTCTTCTCCATGGTTACTGAAACTTTTTTTAATTTCTCAGTATATGGATCTTTGTATCGCTCAAAAAATTTATATTTGCCGTTTGGTAATTCTTCCATCCACATTGATTTTAACCTCACTTTTTGATAAAATGGGTATAGTAAAGAGGGCTTTTTAATGCCTTTTACTATCCAGGATATCCTCACACTCAAAGTTTGGCGATGGAGAGTGTGGGGATTTTTTAGAATTATTTAACTTTAACAGATAATTGTGTTATAATTGTTTCAAAAGAATAAGGAGAAAAAATATGTTGAAAACAAAGTTAAAAAATTTTATTGTATCTATATTTTTATTTCTCTTGATTTTCAAGATATTTTTCTCAATAACCACAATTTTTATCACAAACGATTATCTTTCCTTAGCGATAGCTATGCTTATCTCATTAAAACTAAAGAAATTCATTTTCTTCGAGTCTAACTGATGTTAGACTTTTTTTATTCTCCAGATTTCTCTGGCGGATTACTGGAAGCAAGTTTTACATTCTTTTGGCTTTCAATAGCTGTTGTTAGTTTTCTTGGAATACGAATGCCTAGTTCAGATATTGGTACACCGAGTTCGTCAGCTAGTTCTTTTGCTTGCTTAATCCGTTCGAGTTTATTTTTTTGATACTCTTGATATGTATTTATTAATCCTGGAACTTCTAGTTCTAATCCCATAAACTTTAATTTTCCCCCACTTGTCAGAACAATTGCTCCACTAAGTATCGCTGAAATTATAAGTCCGTAATTTACAGTGTGTGTAATAAGTTCTATTATACCCTCAGATTGTACGTTTATTTTTGAATCTACTCGTGTTTCAGGGAAAAGCAACCTTGTTAATAGAGAATATTGATAAACAAATTGACCTAAATATACCCCTTGAATATCTTTTTCTTCTGTTACATGGTAGCTAATATATAGCTTTTCGTCTTCAATATAGCAAGGAAAAAGTGCGCGGTTAATGAACGGTTTATAATCATTTATATTTGATAGTGTTGCATGAGAATAGATCATTTTATACAATGCGCTGTCTGCGTCGGAACGATTGAACCATCCCAACCAATAGACTTTCCACCTTTTTGCAAAATCTGACCGATTATGTGTCAACTCTTCGCTTTTATATTCCTCAAGTTGAGATTGATTAAGTTCATAGAGCGGTCCGGTTACTTTACCAACTAAAAATCTTTCAGACCCTTCGGATGGCACAACAACTATATCATTTCTTTTAATGTTATTTACAAAACGAAGGAGTTGACCTGCGGTGATACCATATTTGTTTTCAGATGGTTCTGAGTCATCTTGAAATGTTAATTTCTCTTTTAAAATTTCTTTTAATACATTCGAGTTATTATCTGCTCGTCTAATATCTTCGAGGGTGATTTCATTCCATCCGATACCTATATAGCCATTTAGATTAAAATCCGTGTAATATTCTCCAGAGTTAGCACGTACTAGCCAATAGTCGGTAGAAGAATCCAAAACAGGGATTTCTTTTTTTATATTTTCTATAATTTCTTTTAATTCCATTGTAATTACCTACTTTCTTTTTTATTTCTCTCTATATACACGGACAACTGCATAGATCTTGATGTGTGTGTCTTCGGCTGGTGGGAAGTCTAGGATGATATCTTCGTATTTGTCATTGAGCGACACTAGTCGTAAGCGTCCGTTTTCGGTATAGATCTTCTTAAAGTAAGAACGGTCTCCGTATGCGATAACTGCTAGGTCTCCGTTGTAGGTAGTCAGCCCTTTGTCTACTAAATAGAGAATATCTCCGTCTTGGTAGTCAGGTTGCATGGAGTCTCCGCTGACCTTGGTAGCAATATCGTGGCGTGGTGGTTGCTCGTCAACCTCTATAGTCTCTCTGTCTGTATCGTCGTAGCCAAATCCATAGTTAAATCCAGAGGCTGCTGCCGTCTCAGATACTACCTCAACTTGGTACAAGCTGATAACTTCCGATACTTCGTTTATCTTCGCTTCTTCTTCGTTTTTCTGCTCGTTCAGAAGTTCCTCAGATGTTCGTAGGACGATTTTTTTATTATCTAGGGTTAATTGTACTACCTTATCCGTTATCTGCTGTGTGAGCAAATCTGAAGCGTCTGGGAGGGAGTTGGTTGATTCTTCTTTAAAAGTAGTATCTATATCTGATTTTTTAACACCGAAATAATCAGCTAATTTTTGGATAACACCAAAAGAAGGAGCGCTTCTTAACTTCATATAGTCTGTCATAGTACTTGCTGTAATTCCAACTTCTTTAGCCAACTCCTTTTGGGTGATGCCACGTTGCTTTCTAAAGTGTGTAATGTTTTCAGCAATAATTTGCATTCGTTTTTTTTCATCCATTTACGATTACCTCGTATTTTTTATAATTACATTATATATCATTTTTGATTGATAAACAATCAAAAAATACGAAAAAATCCTATTTTTTGACAAAAAACTATTGACAATACGAAAAAATCGTATTATAATTAAATCAAGCTTAAGGGAAAGGAGGTAAGGCAAATGATGGAACACATCATAAAAAGCCTAGCAAACAAGGACACCACAACCGTCATCTTGATACTAGGCTTAATCAACGAAGCTCGTCTTTGGCATAAGCAGTACTTAGCTTACAAGCTCAAAGACAAAGAGCTTAAGAAAAAGTAGAGAAAGGGGCAGAAGCCCCAACCTCTACTTGATAGTGTACCATCATTTGCCGTGAAAAGCAATGGATGAAAATGTTGGCTTGATAATCCTAGCAGGATTTGTGATTGTATCTTTCACTATCCGTAAGATAGTGGAATACCGATGTGATAAAAAAGATAAGGAGTAGGAAAATGGAAAGTGTTTTTTCAGCGGTTCTCGTATCAGTAATTACTTCATTTTTGGTGACGGTAATGCTGTTGCGAGGATATTCGAATAGATTGACCGAAATGCTTGAAACTTTCTTCAACGAGGAATGGCAAGCAAGAAAAGAGTTACGAAAACTTGTTTTAGATATAATGGATAGAATTGCTAATAAAAAATTTCACTAATAGGAGTAGAAGATGACTGAAGAAGAAACAATTGAATTATTGAAATTCTTATCGACAGACTACGGACGAGGGTATCTAGCTGGGTTAGCTAGTGGACTTTCAATACTTTTGAAAATTTTAAAAAAAGAAGAGTAAGTACCCTACTTTCATCAAATTATTTTTGAAACTTATCTACAGCTTTTTGAAGTTTAGCGATTCCGTTAACTGCTTGAGTAAGTTTATTGACATCGAGTTCACCTGTGAAAAATTTTGAAGTGATGTCTACTTGTTGGCTTTGTTTCAAGGCATCCAATTTCAATTCATGTTCTTTTTCAAGTCTCTGTAACTCATTTTCAGATTGTGTTTTTAATTCTTTTATTTTGGCGTTTGTTTGATGTTTATTAGTGAGATAAACAAGAAATGCAGGGACGCAGGAAGTTAAAAAAGTTATTGCAATTTGATTAAAATCCATAATTTTCTCCTTTCTATTGGAATTTTGACTAAAACGTGAGAGGTCTTAGTCAAGAATGATTATAGCACAATCTAAATTAAATAACAATATGTAGTGTTTTTATATGTTTAAAACACAATATATTGGGAAAGGAACAATGTATGTGGAAGAAGTTTAAGCATTTGTTGATTGAAAAAGGGATGACACAGAAGGCATTAGCTGAAAAAGCTGGTATTAGTCCAAATACAATCAGAAATATCAAAACCGAGCGTATTTCTTTTAAGAATATGTGCAAAATCGCTGATGCACTGGAAGTCAGCATAGATGAACTTAGATAAGGAGGTGGGAATGTGCAGTGGACTTTAGAGGCTATGAGAATCAACAAAGGACTTACTCAAGCAGAGTTGGCAGAAAAATTCGAAGTTTCAAGTCAAACAATTGCTAGATTAGAAAAAGATAGTTCTGATATTGGTTATCAATTATTGAAAAAATACATGTTTTTTTTCAATGTGAAATTCGATGATATTTTTTTAGGGAAAAAATACGAAAATTTCGTAAATAATTAAAGCCAAAAAGCACCTGGTTGTAATCAGGTACTCAACGGAAAGATTTGAGGAGGACGGATGGAAGAAGACATCAGAGTTCACATGCCTTACGAGGTATTTAAAAACCTGCTTGTTAGAGCAGGCAGAATAAAGCGTGAAGAAGGCAAGCAGATAACTTGGACAAATAATACCGCTCCGTTTACAAAAGAGCAACGGAGGGAAATAGATGAACTCTACGAGCAGTTCGCAGAAGATTGAAGGTGGAGTTTGTCATTGATATGTTTGTTAGCAATCAATAAACATTCATTAAGCCTATCAAAAATATATCTGGGTTCTTCGATTGTGTCTGGGTCATAGGACTGTTCTTCAAATTGCACATCCCAAATATAAAGCCCATCGGGGTGGGGATATCCAGCTTGATAACGTAGCACATTTCTAAAATTGATGAATTTTTTTTGCTCTTCATCGCTATCTAAAAATAGATAGGTCTTATAAAAGATATCATCGAAGTTTGTGATGATATCTAAATCAATCGGAGGAGCATCGTCAAGTCTTGATTCTACGTATGAGACGGTTTTACCACTAATCGATGCAAAATTTTGAAAAGTTGAAATATATAAATCTCTATCCTGACTTAGTTGGGTATTTAAGAAATCAACCTTCTTTTCTTCGAGTTTATTTTTATTTTCAATCTTTTTTTGCTGGTAAGCAAAACCGTGAATAATCAAATTTGTTAAAACAGTTGCACCAACAGAAATCAATGTTGTTGTAAATACTTCAGACATACAAATACCTCAGATAATATTTTTAAATCATTATATCACAAACAGAAAGGAGTAGGATGGAAGAATTTATTGATGCTCTTGAAAAAGAAAAAGACCACCTTGAAAAAATCATTGAGGTAGTCAGCTCTGGTGGTAAATTTCTGAGATTGCCGTATCAAAAAAAGTCACGCTCGATTAGTGAGAATCTAAAATTGATTTCTCAAAATCTTGATAGACTGAGCTGTTTATATAACCAAAGAGGAGAAAGAATGACAGACAGAGAACTATTTAAGTTACCAGAAGATTATGTAGAATCTACTGGACTTGACAAGATTACATTTGAAGTACCTTTTGAATTGTTTACGAAAATTCTAAAAGGGTACGGACATAAGTTAGCGTGGGAGGATTTCCGACAAATAAAAATCCACCCAAGCACTAGAACAAAAAAGACGGTTGGACAGTGTCAGTTTTTGTTTAGTATTTGGATGAATGATCATTTGAAGCCAGCGATTAAACCTTCAAAAGAGTTGCAGAAAGAACCTGTGCGTAAGACAAAGAAACAGAAACGTCTTCATAAGTTAGCACAAAATCTTCTTCATCGCATGAAGGGTTGAAATCGCCAATGTATGCACCTTGTTCTGTTTTGCAGATTAGAAGAGTACCATCTTCGTTTGTAACTGCATCTAGATAAGGTCCCAAATCAGACTTAGTCATAAGTTATCCTCCTTTCTGCTTATATTATAGCAGAAATAGAGGTTAGAAATAGAAAGGAGGATGGATGGAAGAAAACAAAGAATATCTTCATGAACGCATAAAGCATTTTCAGTCATTGATTGACTATATGTCTGAGCGTGGGCAGAGGTATTATTTAGAAAAAGATTGGTTTGATAACCCAACTCTAATTTCTATAGAAGAAGCAAAAAAAGAAGTAGAACAAGCTCAGGAAAAGCTAGAACTACTTCATAGACGGTCTGTTATTGGATGTATTTTGCAATTACTGCACCGATTATTCCACCTAGGATAAGGTTTATAATCCATAGAATCATTTGTCCATAAGTTGTTTCTTGAAAAGTGGAATAAATCCCTTTGAAAGATATTCCCCTGATTGTCCATACAGACACGTTGGTCTTCAATGTTTTATTGATAGCATGTGTAACAAATGTGGAGAACAGATTAACTTTACTCGAAGTTGACATGCTGAGTTTTACGTATTCCCCATTGGCGAAAGCTTCAGCTTCTTCTTGACCAGTAAGGAATTGCTTTGGATTGAAATTGTTCAAATGTAGCAGTTTTTCGATATGTGGGTTTTCAATATAGTTACCACCGTATAGCAATTTAAATAAATGACCGAGATCTATTTTCTTGTCGTTATCAATAGCAACTGGTGAACCACCGAGAACCTTGAATCGTTGTTCCAAAGCATTAAAACCGAAGACGCTATCTCTCATATTCCAGTGAATCCATATTTTGTCGGAGTTTTTATCAACAAATGCAAAGAAATCATTTAACAATTCTGTTTCGATAATTCTGTAATTATCATCTGTAATAGGGGTGTTCAACATTTCAGAGTATTGATGAATTGAAAAGTTATTCGTTTGAGCATTATTGAATTGACGAACGGATATCGATGCAATTCTGGGACTTTTCCCTCCTAGATTGTAGAAACTTTCGCACGAATAATGAATAATGAGATATTTTTCTGGTTTGTTTTCGATTTCTTTCAATATGTCAGAAGCGTATTTGTAATCTGTATATCGGGACATCTTTAACCTCAGATAATATTTTTAAATCATTATACCACAAACAGAAAGGAGTAGGAAGATGAGACCAAAACGATATCCGTATAGTGGGAAAAAAGAGTCCACCTTTGTAAAGGCAGACCCTGAGTTAGTTGAAAAACTTTTAAGAAACACTAGTTTTCTTGAGTGTTTACAAAAAAAGCCTATCAATTTTCAGATAGACTCAGAAGAATTTAAGCGTCTTAGCTATGAAGCCATTCATGATACTTCTCAAGTAACTCAATAGGAGGAAGGAATAAAATGATTCACCATTATATAACTCACTATGCCAGCAATGGGAAAGATTACGCCGAAGCATGGATTCAAATTGATTTTTTGGGAATGTGCTTTTGTGTATGGAAAAAGCGTACAACCATTGAACGATTGTACGCAAACGAAGATTAGACTTTTTTCCAACCGTTGCCTTTAGCAGATGTCGGAGGGAGCCGATCACCTTTTCCGATAGTTGCGGTATGACCATTAGTAACTTTTCCGCCACGAGGTCCTACCTCTACATAGCGACCAGGTTTCTGATTATCTGTTCCAGGTTTTATTGGAGTATTTGCCATACTATCTCCTCCTTTCTATTGGAATTTTGACTAAAACGGTGAGAGGTCCTAGTCAAGAGTATTATAGCAATTTAGGAGGATATTACATCAGTCTTGAGGCTGATATAGGAGGTTGAATGGAAGATAAAATTATCGAACTTGCTGATTGCTTCATCAGCGAGAACACAACGTACAGAGAAGCTAAAATAGCGTGTGAGAAGCTATTTAGACAAGTCAGCCATGAGATAGAACTCAGGGCGCTGGAAAGTAGGACAGTATGAAAGAAGCAGTAAAGGAATTTCTAAAATTCAGGATCCGATTTACAAAAATAGAATGGTTTGAAATTAACCAAGCTATCGAAGCTCGTTTAAATCAAAAAGCCGACCAGTTGAAACTGGACGACTTAGATTTAGAAATCATTTCTAGCAGACTAGAAAAAGTTATCTAGAAACGATTTGAATGAACATTGGATGGATACGATAGTCAGCGCCACGATAGTGAATGTAGATATAATCCTGATGGTACATCGAGTTTGCTTCAGGTTTAGAAATTGGTGAGTAGAGTTCTGCATTTTCTTCCCACCAAATGTAAGGATTAGCCATATTTGGTCCCATTACACAATCGTCGTCGGCTGATAGGTTCACCCAATTTCCGCAAAGACATGCGTGAATTTCAGTCATAATATTACCTCCTTTCTGGTTTCATTATAGCAGAAAAGGAGATAGCAAAAAAGCACCTGACGGCAATCAGGCGCATGACAAAATTATTCAAGAAAATTATAACACGAAAGGAGCAAAAATGGAAGTAGTTGAAATTGTAAGAATTAAAGATGTGATTATTGAAAAAGTCTCTGCTAATGATGAAGAGTTAAAACGTATCTTTGGATGTTCAAAACGACAAGCAGGAGAGCGAAGAAGAGAAATGCAAAAACTCCCTAGTCAGCAAAAACATCTTTTGGATAGTGGACAACTTGTAACGATTAAAGGTTTCTATGAATACTTGCAATATCGTGGAACTAAAGCTTGGAAAAAAGAAATGGAAACAAGCAAGAAAATGAGGTCAGCAGGATGAACCTACTATCAAGAATCAAAAACTATTTTTCGGAAGAGGTCAAAGAAACTAATCTCGACTGGAAAGAGGTCGCTTTAGACCTCAATCAATCACTAATTGAAACACAGGAAAAACTTCAAGAAGCGAATCAAGAAATCGCAGACTTGAAGAAAATCGTAGCAATCTACAAAGAAAAGGAGAAAGAAAAATGATGGAATACATTTACCTGGTAATAATCGTAGGAATTGGACTATGGTCGCTAGTAAATAAACTAGATGACCACGCTGAAATGAAACAAAAAGAGCGCCAGCTGATGGCAAACAATGTCGCACGGATGAATCTGAGAAATTCAGATAAGCAATTTACTTATGATGTAGAACCGCCTGAAGGGTTGAAATAAGGAGGAGAAACATGACTCAAGCGGAACAAATTAGGGAATATTATAGAGAGCACCCTGCTGCCTCATGTGATGAAGTGGCTGAGGTTGTCGGTACAACAAAAAGCAACGTAAGTGCAAACCTGGCCAAAGACATCAAGGCAGGCAGATGCGTTCGCTTGGAAGACAAGTCATACGACTACTCCCCTTACTTTAATCACACACAAGCGCTCACTGAGTTGGTTGATTGGAAGAATGATACCAGACGTGAGTGGGTGGATATGCTGACAAGAGCAGCAGAGAAAGAAACGGATAGCAACGTTATGCGTTTGTTAATCAAAGAAGCAAATAAATTGATGAAAGAGGTGACGAAGTAAATGGTTCGAAATAAATTGACAGATTTAACAAATACTTTGTTTGCTCAATTGGAAACCTTGGACGATAGAGATCTAACTTCAGATGAATTAAAGACCGAGCTTCAACGGTCAAAACAGATGGTCGCAATCTCAGGTCAAATCTTACAAGCAGGTCAATTGGCGCTAGATGCTGAAAAATTCAAAGACAAGGTAGGTGAAGTCAATGCCCCGATCGCTTTGCTGGAAGGATGAGTATACAGAGTACATGCATGAGATATGCCCTGGCCGATTAACTCCTGAAGTAACCAGGTTACTAAATGAGAAATTTGGTACGACCTATACCAAGACTCAAATAGGAGAAGTACGCAGACGTTTAGGGTTACCTGTTGGAAAAGTCTATCAAGGTAAATTGTTGACAAAAGAACAACATGATTACCTTGTGTCAATCCAAAAAAATAAGATTTCTCGCGATGTCGCAAATGAAATGAACCTAAAATTTGGATTATCACTGACTGAGAAACAGATTAAGAGTTATCGAAGAAATAATAATCTACATAGTGGTTTGACAGGAAGATTCGAGAAAGGTCAGACTCCTCACAATAAGGGGAAGAAGTACCCCAATATGCCAAAAAACAGCGGGCAGTTCAAAAAAGGTAATCGACCTCCGAATTATGTACCTGTCGGTACTATCAACTACACAACAGACGGTTATCCAAAAGAAAAGATTGGAGAACCTAATCAATGGGTTTTGAAACACCGCAAGGTTTGGGAGGAACATCACGGGCCAATACCAAAAGGGCATTCGATTGTCTTCTTGGACGGTGATAAAACAAACTATGATATTTCAAACCTGGCATGTTTATCTAAAAACGAAATTGCTAGAATGAATCAAAATCATTTATTTACGTCCAACGCTGATTTAACCAAATCAGGTATTGGACTAACAAAACTCACAAACAAAATCAGAGAGGTAGAAAAAAATGGCTAGTTTATACGAACTGACAGGTCAGTTTCTGACAGTTTATCAAATGGATATTGATGACGAAACAAAAACGGACACACTTGAGGCTATCGATTGGCAAGAACAATTCGAACAGAAAGCAGAAGGATATGCCCATGTTATCAAGAATCTAGAAGCCGACGTGGCCATGTACAAGGCTGAAGAAGAGAGCTTCAAAGCCAAGAAACAGGTGGCACAGAAAAAGCTGGATTATGTAAAGGATAACATTATGGCAGCTATGAATGTCACGGGGCAAACCGAAGTTAAGAGTGGTGCCCTGATTATAAAAATTGCTAAGAATCCAGAATCAGTCAAGGTCAACGAAGACGACCTTCCGAAAAAATATTTTACAAAAAAAGTGACGCTTGCGCCGGACAAAAAAACACTCAAAGAGTTGCTTAAATCTGGCAAGAAAGTCAAAGGTGCGGAACTTGTCCGGACAGAAAAGTTGGTGATTAAGTAATGGAATTGATGAATAAAACACGAGTAACAGATTCACTAGCAGTTGTGATTGGACCAGAATCGATTGAAGTACTTGTTACTGAAGGTTTTCTATTTGATGTTGCGATTCGTTTTGTAAAAGTAGACGAAACAAATCTTGATCAAGGAAATGAAAAGCCAGTATTCACTCCGGAATACAAGCTGGTCACAGTTGCTAAATACAAGGAAAAACCTATCTTTGAATCGGAGGAAGATATTCGAAAATTTGAGAAGCAAGCAAAAGAAGTTAAATCGCTATTTGCCTTTGCAAAGGTAAATAAACAAAATTGGTTTAACACTGCCCTTTATCCAGGAGTGCTAACTGAGAAAGTTGGTGTTTGATGAAAATTTTAGCTATTGATCCAAGCAGTAATAAAATTGAAACCAGCACAACAGGAGTTGTCTTGTTGGATAATGCAAGATTAGTTGATAGCTGGGTTGTCTCTTATGGTATGAGAGGTTTCGCTGATTGGTTTCACGAAATCGGAACAAATCTTGAATTCGATGTAGTTATTGTTGAAGAATTTAAGGCGAGGGATAACGACAAGTCGAAAGATAATAGCGTGGCAGAAACCATCGCCTATATCCAACTTTGCTATCCAGGTGCCATTCTTCAATTCAATGCAGGTTACAAGTCGGATATTCCAAACGATCTTTTGAAAATCTTAGACCTTTGGAAATTTGAAAAAAGTCATCATCAAGATATTCGAGCAGCAGCAAGACTTGGATTATTTTGGGCAATGAGAAATGATATTGAAGAAGTGGTTCATGATATCGGAAAGGTGGTGAGTGAGTATCACAATAACGCTAAGAAAGTGGCAAGCTGAAGCGATTAAAAGAAGTGAACATTTATCTAATGGAATCTTTTTAGAGGCTCTTGGGGGCAGAGGTAAAACGATCTGTGCACTTGCTATTGCAAAACATAAAAAAGCTAAAAAAATCATCATCACAAACAATCGACTAGCTATTCTGAATGGTTGGATAGATGCAGTCAAGTTTATGAATTTTGATAAAGGTGTTGAGATTATCATTCAGACAGATAGATATCTTCAAAATCAAGTCAAAAAGGGGCATAAATTAGATTGTGATGTGCTGATAGTAGACGAATGGCAGAATATGTCTTCTGACAAACAAGTGGCCTTATATCGCAAAATAAAGCGAAAATACACGATAGGTCTTTCAGCGACACCAATCCGGAAAAAAGGACAAAATTTCTATCCGCTTGAAAAAACGGTATTTGGTTGGGCAACCCCAAATAATAAATTTGACTGGCAAAAGACTCATGGGAAAATGGTCTATGATCCATTTAGCTATTCAAAAGAGAAGTGGGAAGATTTTCAAAATTATGAAAGTTATATCTCAAACTTGCCGAACTTTTTCCGCTGGGAAGACATTGAAAAGATTGAGAATGCAGTTGAGAATAACGGTTTTGAGATTAAGTTTTACCGAAAGAGAGTCGCCTCTGGCAATCCAGAAAAACTTGCAGAATTTAGAAAACTAAATCTTGTAACAGTGGACGGCAAAACTGCAATGGCCAAGCAATCGTTTGGAAGAAAGACCTTTGAACGCTACCTTAATCAAACAGGCGTAGCAGTCGATTTTCCAAAATTAAAGCCAGTAAATGCGGATACGCCATTGATGTTACAACTTGACGGTTTAATCGAACGAGCACCACACGATATGTTGATTGTCAGTAAATCTAAGCAGATTGTCAACGTCATTAGCGAGCGCCATCCTGAAATTGGAATCTGGACGGGCGATATTCAAGAAGGACTTTATAAGAAATCCGTGGTTGCTACTAGTCAAGTGTTAGGTGTCGGAGTAGACGGCTTGCAACACAAATACCAAACTATTGTCGTATTGGATCCAGTAGAAGAAGGTTCTGGAGAATATGATGATTATCGACAATTGCTCTGGCGCATAACAGGAAGTCGTCAGCAGCATGATGTAAATGTAATTGAATTTTATTATAAAGAAAGTTAAAAAAAGAGGAAAACAAAATGAATAAAACAACTGAAATGATCGTATTTCGTAGCCGTAAAACTGGAGAATTTCTTAATTCTTACAAGGACAGAAGTTCTTTAGCATTTGCAGCTGACTTTTGCAGCTTGGAATATTGTTTGAAGCTTCCTCGTAAAAAATACGAAGACAACAAAAAGACTTACAAGGCTCTTGCTGCAGCTTTTGACTGTGAAATTGTCGCAGTTGAAGCGGAATACAAATTGACCTATCCGAATGGATCAGAAGTTGAACCTATCAAGCGTGACCGTTCATCAATTGAGGACATGATTAAGGATATTATTGGAGGGGTTCTCTAATGGCATTTACACTTCCAGCAAATAAACCACAAGTTCCTAAAGATACCCCACGAAATTTTTTCATCTACGGTGAAACCATGAGCGGAAAGTCTTATCTTGCAAATGAATTCCCAAATCCAATCGTTTTGAACACAGACGGGAATGCAGAAGCTAACACTGTTCCAAGCATTCAGCTGATCAATGAAAAAGATGACAAGGGACGAATTACCAATTCAGTAATTAAGCAGCTTGGAGATATCTTGCTTGCTCTCCAGACACAGAAGCACTCTTATGAAACAGTCGTTATTGATGTAATTGACGATGTTATTGAAATGATTAAGATTGCAGTTTGTGATGAATTAACCCCAGTTGGTAAACCTCGCTTGAAATCCTTGTCGGAAATTCCATACGGCAAAGGATACGACTTCTTTAACCAAGCTATCACAGAATTAGTCATTGACCTCAAAGCATTGCCAATGAATGTTATTTACATCAGCCGTCAGGTATCTGAATATGATGACAATGGCAATGCCACCAAAGACAAGCCAAGCTTGAAAGATAAGTATGTCAATCTTATCAATGGAAACTCTGACTTGATGATCCACACTGAAAAACTCGGCAACAACTACAACCGTGAGGTTGACCGCAAGCGTAAGACCTATTATGCGGACCAGGTTGATGACAAGGCCATCTTGAAAATCTTGGCAACTATCCGTGGGGCTGTTGAGCCTGCAAAGGGCAAGCTAGCCCCTAAAAAAGAAGCAGCTAAGACAACTAAACCAGCTAAGACCGAAAAAACAAAAGAGGCACCTAAGAAAGAAGTTGACTCTGATGATGAACTATTTTAAGAAATAAAGGAGAATACACATGAGCTTACTAGATATCGCAAAATCAATCAAAAAAGAGGGCTTTGACCCACGCAAAGACAGCGCCAACGGTCCTGCACCAATCCCAGCTGGTACTTATCCAGTAGTCCTGAAGAAAGCAACCTTCAACGTATCGGACAAAGGCTGGGAAAGTCTTGGTTATCAATTTGAAATCCGTGGCGGTGATTACAGTGGACGCTCTGAATTTGCAACATTTGGCACACTGACTGAATGGAACGGTAAGAACCTTGACTGGGCAGTTGAACGCACTATGAAATTCTTTATCAAAGCCTTGGTCCTTGCTGGCGACAGTATGCAAGGAAATGAAGAAGACGGTAAAGCCTTGGAAGAGGCTCTAAAACGTAAGGCAGTTGGCTCTTACTACAACCTTGTTATCTCTGTGACTAAGGGGAAAGATGGCCGTGAGTTCCGAAACTATGACCTTGAAGAAGAAGCACAACCGCTGACTGAAGCTGATATTGATGACGATGACCTCCCTTTTTAAGAAATAACAAGTTCTGGGTCATTGATGAAACTGATGAGGAATTTGGTCCTTTCACGACAGTAGAAGAGGCTTATACAGCTATGCTAACATACTTGGATATGACTGAAGCCGAATATCAGTCAAACTATACGGCCCAGGAACTTGTTTATATTTACAAAGAGGAGAAAAAACCATGCCGTCGATGAAAGAATACGCATTACAGTACCAAAAGTTAGGGTTCTCAGTCATTCCAATCAATCCTAAAAACAAGATGCCTTTGATTGATTTTGCTGATAAGCCAGCCATGACTCCATCTGAGATTGAAAACTTTTGGGACGGCTACCCTAATGCAAACATTGCCCTAAAGACTACCAACTTCTTTGTCATTGATATTGACAAACACGGCAAATCGAACGGTTTTGAATCGCTAAAAAAATGGAAACATCTAAATTTAATCGAACCGACACTGCAAGCTAAGACGGCTAGTGGCGGTAAACATCTATTCTACTTCAAACGAGAAGATGAGCCGATCACTCAGATGATTGGATTCTTGCCTGGTGTTGATATTAAGGCTCACGAAAATAATTATGTGTTAGTCGCACCCTCTGCCACAGATAAAGGGCAGTATGAGTGGGATCTGGAAAAGTCTAAGGAAGGTGGCACGATGGTCACTCCTTCAAAAGATTTAATCCAGTCTATAAAAAAACAGTATGGCGAAACTCACGGTTATAAGTATGATGGTAAGGACGGTCTTAGGGATTTAGTTAGACGTTCACATACTAGAGACCGAACACAGACTACAGATCTCTTTGAAACCATCGCCCTTGGTTTTGGTGATGAAGGTGGACGAAATGACAAACTAGCAAAATTCGTAGGTGGTCTCTTATATCGTGCGGTCGACGATGGTGTAGTTGTTCAACTTGCAAGATTAGCAAATGCAAATAGTCCAAACCCTTTGCCTGAAAAGGAAATGATGCGTACTATTGAAAGTATGATTAAAAAAGATAGGAGGTGATTGTGATTGGTAATGTAGTAAGTATTGACTCACAACCTAAGATGATAACGACTGCCAAGGGAGACATCAAGGCCAACAGTCCAAGTAATGTGTTGATGTCTTTCAAAGCTGATGATCAGTTGAGTATTTACCTAAAGCACAACGATTTTTCCCAAGAGCATGAACTCCTTAAAGATATCAAGATCGGCAACACTCTTTTTAAAAAAGGTGAGCTCCCTTCTAACTTTGATTCAGTCGTAAAAGTTTACTTTGAAAGTGTGTTAGGTGTTGCTTTCTCAAACCAAGCGATGCTTGATGGCATGGAGACTTTCTTTTCAGAAAGATCATACAATCCAGTTATTGAGTATATGGAGAGAGCAGCTGAAAAGTGGGACGGCAGAAACCGGATTGACCGCATGCTTCAAGTATATCTCGGCGCTGAAGATATCCCTTTAGTTTCTAAAATCGCTCAAATGTGGCTAGTTGGTGCAGTTGCTAAAGTTTATGATCCATACGTTAAGTTTGACTATGTTCTGGATCTGGTTGGTGGACAAGGAGTTGGGAAAACGTCCCTCCTTCAAAAATTGGGTGGCGAATGGTATACGGATGCCGTAACAGATTTCTCTAATAAAGATAATTACGACATTATGTTAAAGAGTCTAATCGTCAACGATGATGAAATGGTGGCCAGTAATCGGATGAGCTTTGCTGAAACGAAAGCCTTTATATCAAAAACTAGCTTACGGTATCGTAAGCCCTACATGAAACGCACAGAAGAGTTTGCCAAAAACTTCATTATAGCCAGAACTACTAACCAAACAGAATACCTGAAGGACAAAACCGGAGAACGTCGATTTCTCCCGATTATGGCAGATAGCAGGCAGCAAAAGAAACATCCAATGGAAATCGATCCTGATACAATCGAACAAATTTGGGGCGAAGCCGTTACAATCTATCGTGCTGGTGCTAATTTGATGTTTGATGAAAATACAGAGGATGAATTGAATATCTACCGTGAACAGTTCATGTATCGTGATGAAGTTGAATTACAAGTGCTTGAATATCTTGATATGCCCGTCCCTGAAAATTGGCAAAACTGGTCTATTCAGCAACAACATCAATACACAAGTAAATATTTCGATAATAGTAGCGACTTTGATCCTGGAAGCAAAAAACTAGATAAGGTCTCAACTCGTGAAATGATGTACAACTTATTTATGAGAAATTCGAATGACAGGAAGCTGTCAACGAAGATTAACATGATCATGGATAATCATCCTGATTGGAAAAAAAGTGTTTTCCGGGCAGGAGGTAAAAGTACAAAAGGGTTCGTAAGAGTGAAGAATTCGGAAAAAACTAATCGGTAGCAATTTAAAAATTATCGGTAGTCATCGGTAGCAGTTGAGGGGGTAGATCGGTAGCATTCTACCGATAAAATGAGACATCGGTAGCACATCGGTAGCAGTCTAACCCCTTGATATTACTGACTTTTATTTAATATTTATATATAATGCTACTCTTCTACCTATATTTTTAAAAAAAGTATATAAAATAATAGTAATAATAAAGAAAGCCTATAAAATAGGGATTCTTGAAAAAACTTTTTATTTTTTTAGATTTTATCGGTAGCACGGTAGCAGTTTGAAAAAAAGAGGTAAAAATGTCATACACAGTAACACTATATTTTGACAATATGGTAGACGAAACCCACTTTTTTAAGAAAGAGAGTGATGCTGCCAAATGCAAGGCGCAGTTAGAAAGCAAGTATCGAGGGAATCGAATGTATAAAGTTAAGCAGGAGAAATTGGAAGAATGAATAAGCAGGAATTGATTGAGAAATATAAAGAGCTGGAGAATAGTTCATTTGATATTGCAGCGATTGTAGTTTGTCAGCTAATTTTAAAAGACTTGGAACAGCTAGATGAACCAAAACCGGTCAAAGTTCCGCAGTGTGTGGCTGATTGGTATGAAGCAAACAAGGATAATTTAGACTATAATATTTGGGAATACATCTATGAGTGGGATAATCAAAAAAAATCCGAATTCAAAAGCTGGTTCAGTTGTTCAAGAGAAGCATTCAAAACCCTCGTCAACATGAACCAATTCGGCTACGAGGTCGAGGAAGAGAAGCGGTATACAGTAGTGACGAAAGCAACAAAACAACCGCTATATTATAATGCTATGGATAAGAAACTATTCTTCTCTATGGGCGGACTAGCTACAAAATTTACTCGCAAACAACTAGAAGAAGCAGGGTTAGGCTGGGTGTTCGATTGTGAAGGTGTTGAGATTGAGGAGGTGGAGGAATGATTCCAAAATTTAGAGTGTGGGTAAAAATAGGAAAACGTATGGTTTTTTCAGATGACATTCTTGCTATTGACTACGAAAACAAA